ATCTACGACAAACTTGACAATAAGGCGGACAAACCATGAGTACGACAACCAATACGGGTTTAAATAAGCCGGATTATAATAGCACCGTACCTACTTGGGATCAGCCTCTCAATTATAATGAAACAATTTTAGATTCCATTTTTGGAAATACAACTTCTGTAGCTATGCCTACGGGCGCTACCAGCACGACCACGTTGACCGGACCCGCATCGTCGGGGTCTCTCGGTCAAACGCAATCTATGCGTATTCTTTTAACGGGTGCCTTGTCCGCCAATCAGTATCTTCAAATTCCAACGGGTATCGGCGGTCGTTGGATTGTATATAATACCTGCACAGGTACATCAAACGTGTACATTACGTCTGGTGGTGGCGGAACGAGCGTTATTGCACCACAAAGTTATAACGTGTCCATCTATTCCGATGGCACAAACATTCGTTATACCGATGATGGTTTAACCAACAACTTTGCCAACCTGACTGTTTTGGGCAACACGTATTTGGCGACCCAATCGGGCAACGTAGGTATTGGGACGACTTCGCCGGGCTATACGCTTGATTTGCAAAAAAACACGACAAGTCTTGCTCAATTTTATTACACAGACGGAACGTACAATCCAAGACTTCAAATAACAGGATCAAGCAGTGGTATTACGTTAAATGAAACGTACAGCACTGGTGCTTCTAACTTTATGTTTGCTATTGCTGGCACTGAATATATGCGCATAAATGGCAGCGGCAACGTAGGTATTGGGACAAGTTCGCCAGCCACGTTGTTGCACATTAATGGTTCGTCTCCTTCATTCCGCGTCCAAGATTCGGGCGCAAACGGCGTTCGTGCATATTTATCATCCACAAATACAGCCATTTATTTAACCACAGATTACTCGACCACATCGGTTCCAATAATTTTTGGTCAAGGTGGCATTGGTTCTGCCGCCTCAGAACGTATGCGTATCGACTCCAGCGGCAATCTGCTGTTGGGGACGACAAGCGGCGGCAATTATATTTTACAAGTTACGCCTGGATCAACAAACGCATCACATGGCAGTAAAATTAATACTGCAACCATCGGTCAAAGCGGCGGTGATTATCCATATATTGGATACAACTTCCGCTCTACAACAACGGGTGGCTCTTATCTTTATGATGGCGGCGATTATGCTGCAGCTATAAAAATGGGTCAATCAGCTGGGTTTGTATTTTATAGTGCTGCATCTGGAACTGCTGGAAACGCAATCACTTGGTCGCAACTTATGACCATTGATTCAAGCGGTAACGTGGTTGCTACAGGTAACGTCACTGCTTACTCCGATGCGCGTTTAAAGAAAGACGTATCCACCATAGACAATGCCCTTGATTTGGTTGGCAAAATGCGCGGCGTTCGCTACACCCGCATAGACAGCGAAGCCAAGGGTGTTGGTGTTATTGCTCAGGAAATACAGGAAGTATTGCCAGAAGTAGTCATGGAAGGTGAAAACCTATCTGTTGCATATGGCAATATCGTTGGTGTGTTGATTGAAGCCATTAAGGAACTTAATGCCAAGATTGCGGTGTTAGAGGCTAAATAATGGCTACTCCATCTTCCGGCCCGATATCAATTGCGGACATTAACTCAGCTTTTGGGCTTGGGTATTCCTTGGCATCTTATCGTGGTGTTACTTGGTATCAGCCAAATTCATTAAATACTGGTACTTTTTCAAGCACCAACCTTAGTATGAGTCAATTTTACAATAAACAAAATACAGACCCTGCGACATCAGGGTCTGTTACTTACAACAATAGTGGATCATTTACGGTTCCTTTGTACCGCAATTCTTTTTCCGTTCAAGTTTGGGGCGGTGGCGGCGGTGGCGGCGGTCCGGCAGTAGGTTTCGGCGGGTCGGACACAAGCACCAATGGCGGCACGTCATCTGTTACTGTTTCAGGTTACGCGCTTTCTGCCGCAGGGGGCGTGAAAGGTAACATTGCACCCGGTAATCGTTCATCCGGCGCATCCGGCGCAGGTGGCGTTGGTTCAGGTGGCACGACAAATGGCACGGGTACGGCGGGTACGCCTCATGGGGCTTATGGTGGGCGTGATCGGCCTGGCACTTCTGGCAACGGATACAATGGTGGAGCGGGTGGCACTACAAATGGATTGTCTGGCACGATTGCAACAGGTAATGCAGGAACAATACCAGGCGGCGGCGGCGGTCCGGCTTTTTTTGATGAAGACCCCAGCAATTCAGACGCTTCTTGGAACACGGGCGGCGCGGCGGGTGGCGGCGGTTATGCTTCCGTTTCTTTAACACCTTCCAATGGACCGTCGGCAGGAACCGTTTTAACTTATACCGTTGGCTCGGGTGGAGCGGCAGGTGGTCAAGCTGGAGCTGGTGGCGCTGGTCAAATAACAATAACGTGGACTTAAAATGCAATTTACTTGGACGTTTCCCCAATTCATTGTCAATCCAACATCTGATGGCCTGACCAATGTGGTTACGGCAATCAACTGGGTTTGCACGGGGACTGACGGCACATATACGTCATCCATGTCTGGCACAGTTCAATTAGGGTCGCCTAACCCAGCTGAATTTGTGCCGTATGCTGACATCACACAAGCGATGGCGTATGCGTGGGTGGCGCAAAGTATAAGTATAATTGGCGTGGAAAATCAGATTGCCATGCAAGTAAATGATCTTTCCAAACCCGTTATCCAAACGCAAGCGCCGCCATTTTGAGGCCCCCATGGACCCATTTACCCTGATTGCTGGCGCAACCGCAATATATAACTCAATCAAGTCCGCCGTCGATGCAGGTAAGGATATGATGGAGACCGCCGAAAAGGTGAGCAACCTTTTTGGTAAAGTGGGCCAGATTGTCACGATCGCATCGACGCCGCGCAAGAAGAAGCTGTTTCAATCGCAAGCTGAGTTTGAGGCAGAAGCGGTCAAGATATACGCCGTCAAGGCCAAGGCCCTCGATATGCAGCTTCAAGTGAAGAACTTGTTCGTTGGACAATATGGCCCCGCGGCATGGGAAGGCATTCAACGGCAAGTGATTGAAATGCGTAAAGAAGCTGCTCGTCAGGCGGCTATCGCATTGAAGGAACAAGAAGAGAATCGCAAGGATGCTATTATGATTGCAAGCATTGTTGGCTTTCTGGTCTTGGGTATCGCTTTAATTGGTATCGTTCTAACATTAACGGTGAAATAATGGAAGAAAACCATTTTGATTTTGGAAAAATTATCAATATGGCGTTTCCAATTTTGGTTGCGGCTATTGGATGGCTGTTGTCACAAATAACAACACTTAATACCAAGGTTCAAGATCTTGAAAGTAAAATGCCTATGTTAATTACCGCACAGGGTGTTCCAACAGATAGCCCAATTTCTGCGGAAGCACGGTACAAACTTCGGGATGAATTGACCAAAGAAATTAACGATATTTCGGTTCGTGTTCGTATTTTGGAAAAAGTAACGGAGGGAAAATAATGGACATTTTAAAGACTTTTGGACCATTGATTGGTTCAGTTGCGCCCACCATCGCTACCGCCCTAGGCGGCCCAGTGGCAGGATTGGCTGTAAAAGCAGTATCAAATGCCTTGTTTGGCCATGAAAACGGCACTGAAGACGACATTATGTCGGCTCTTGCCAATCCTACTGGCGATCAGTTGGCTGCGCTTAAAAAGATTGACGCCGACTTAAAAGTTCAAATGAAATCTTTGGACATCGATCTGGAAAAGATATCGGAAGAAGACCGTGACTCAGCCCGTCAAATGCAAATTGCTACCCGTGACTGGATTCCACGGGTATTGGCGGTGGGCGTCACTCTTGGGTTCTTCGGTATCATTGCGTATATTTTGCACTTTGGACTTCCAGCCACGGGCGGTGAAGCATTGCTTATGCTGATCGGTACGCTTGGGACTGCGTGGACGAGCGTCATGGGTTTTTATTTTGGTTCTTCTGCTGGGTCCAAACAAAAGACCGATGCGCTCACTGCCTCTTTGGGGAATAAACAATGAAAGAAAATTTCGAAAAATGTTTCGCTCTTATCTTAAAAGAAGAGGGCGGCTATGTTAACGATCCACAAGATCCGGGTGGAATGACAAACCTTGGCGTAACAAAACGCGCATGGGAGGCTTACGTCGGACATGAAGTCGATGAAGCGACGATGCGTGGCCTCACACCCGAACTTGTCATGCCGTTTTATAAATCTTTGTACTGGGACAAAAACAAAGGTGATTTGCTTCCTTCTGGCGTCGATTATGCATTGTTCGATTTCGAAGTAAATTCCGGCGATGGTCGAGCTGCGAAAGTTCTTCAGGCTTGCGTTGGTGCGATTCAAGATGGAATCATCGGCGATGGGACATTATCATTGGTCAATTCGTACGATCCCATTGACTTATCCGCGCAAATCTGCGATAATAGGCTCGCCTTTTTGCAATCTTTGCCGGGTTGGTCTCATGATGGCCATGGCTGGAGC